CCAGCTGGGGTTTCTGAAATCTGTGGCATTGTAAAGGTTTTTGTCATTCCGTCCTTTCTTGGGGTAGACCCCCTCCGAAGAGGGGGCTACTCGTTAAGCTACTAGAACGTATTGATAGAAGATGTTGTTTCAATACGAATCAAGGCTGGATCACGATAACGCTTCCAACCAAGAACTCCGTACCATCCGATTGGACGGAAACGCATCAGCTTGTCAACAATTGGTCCGAATTGGATATGTGGCTCTTCAGCTACTGCTTCAGCAAGTGCTTGCTTACCAGCAACTAGTGTACGGAATACACGTACGCCGCCTGTGCCGTAAACGTAGTTAGCGTTACCGAATGTACCTGTTGCACCTGATGCACCAGATCCGTCAGTTGCATTGAATAGACGTGGTGACTCTACGAACATTGCGCCTTCGTAAGTACCGATAGTTCCTGGCCAGAACTCTGCTGAACCAGTCTCTGAGTACTTATGATCGTCACGCCATCCGCCTGAGCCAGTCTCAGCACGAAGATCGTGTGAAACTTCTGGGTGGATACCACACCAGTAGTACTCGCCTTGGCGAGGAACTACCTTGTTAGCACGTAGCTTTGCTACTGCTAAACGGATATCACGAGACTTAATAACAGAACCTGAACCAATAGAGGTTTGTGTAGTTCCGTTTGTGTATGAACCAGCGTATGTGCTGATTGCTGTACCTGTAGCACCAGTTTCTGCAATTACGTTTGAACCAAAGTTCAATTGACGTAATGCAACTGAGTCTAGAGAGTCAGCCATATTGAAAGCGATGATGTCAGCAATTGCTGGATCAACGTCAGACAATGAGAACAATTCTAACTTGCGAGTTGCAAGAGAAGCGTTACCGTATTCATTAAGTGTTACAGAAACTGTTGTTGTGTTTCCAAGTGCTACTGCATCTGGATCAGTTGTTTCTGTAAGTGGTGTTGTTGCTTGTGATAGATCTGTGTAGATTTGGAATGCTACAGAAGATCCTGGCATTGCCTGTTGTACTGGGCGCTTATCTGCGACATCACGGATAAGAGGAACAGCACGAAGTGCAAATTCAACATAACGATCATAAGCGGTCTGTACTAGGGAAGTACCTAGGGAACCACTGGTGGAATCGGTATATGCGTTGGCCATTTATTCACCTCTTTCTTGGGGTGTAATTGTGCTTGGATGGGTTGGTCTACCTACGTCGGTTTAAAGATTGACCAAAGACTAAGACATCTAATTCTTCGCGAGAATTAGTACCATTAATTTTTGCTACTGTATCTGCATCCCTTACAGGAGCATTTGCATTTTGTGTAGCAGCATTAATACGTTGATAACTTGCCTTGGTTGCTTCTTTTTCTTCGTTGGCAGGAGCATCTTCAGGCTTAGCAAAACCAAACACATCGCTGTGTTCGTTTAACCAAGCATCAATTTGCTCTGGAGCAGTGACGTCGCTAGGAATAAACTTAGCGATTTTGTCAGGCACTCCTTTTGAGGCCAATACTTCTTTGAGAGAACGACTGCGTAGATCAGCCTGAATACTTGCCAATTGCTCGGAAAGTTCTTTCTTCTCTTTCTCTGCACGCTTTAAAGCCTTGCGGAGATTTGCAGGACCATTGGAATCAGTTTGTGGCTGATCCTCTAAGTCCATATCGTCGTTATCATCATCATATTGGTTTGCCATTTGGCACTCCCTTTCGTGTTTGTTTGTCGCAGACCACAACGTCCTACAGGGGAATAGGGGTTGGCTTCTACTGCCAGATTCTTAATACGCATATGGATACTGGTCGGTCCATACGGAATCTATTTACAGGATACCTGTTTGCTCTACTCCTAGAGTTCCTTTACCTGCTCCTGCTGAGCCAGAAAATCTACCAATCTCAGATGCGGCTGCTCCACCAATATCAGGTGAGCCACCAGTAAATGTTGCAGAAACTAATTTATTACCAACTGAACCAGCATCAATGCCTTCCATTTCAGCAAGTCTTTGGCGTTCAGCCAAAGATCCAGCAATTGATTGGAAGCCCTTATTTGCTGTTGCTTCAGTTATGCCAAGATCAGCATATTGTTCAGCAAGTGTTTTATTAACACCAACTCCTGCTCTTTCAGCAGCAGCGGCAAATTTAACAGCATTAACTTGTTTCTCAATTAAAGGCAAAGCTTTGTTTGAGTCTAACAAATAAGCAAGTGCGTGGCTTTTATCTAAACCATAAAGGTTTTGCATTTGATCTAAATATGAAGGATCTTTATTTACTAAAATATCTGATGCTAAATTAACGCGTCGTGTGGCTTCAGCAGGGGCTACTCCACTGCCAATCCAATTGGCCCAATCTGATTGCGTATCATAAAAACCAGCAGGTAATCCTGCTTGTTTTACTGTTTCGGCAAATTGTTTTTCAACATTTAAATATGTTGCTGGGTCAAATGGGGCTAAACCTAATTTAATACGACCAGCATTACCAGCAAATCGTTTTTGATAAGCAACTGATAATGGGTCTGTGCTTTTGGGATCTTGTGCGATAAGGCTAATAGTGTCTGAGTCATAACCTTTTTTAACAAGTTCTGAGATTGCAGTTGCTATTTCAGCACCTAATCCGTATGAAGTAAATAGTGATACTAAATTTGTAATAGCATTAACTTGTTTAGAATCATTAACAGTTGAACCAAGATTACGTGTAGTACCATCTGACATTACTGCAATACGATTGCCGTCAGCATCCGTGTAAGTATCTATTACGGTGGGTGTTGCAGGTCCAGTTGCACCTGTAGGACCAGCACCAGTTCCAGTAGGTATTAATGATACGGGTGTTCCAAGTGCGGCTATTTCCGCAGCGGTTAATCCTAGATTATTAGGACCAGATACTTTTTTAGGAACTGCTACTGGTTCTTGAACTACGGTAGGAGTTTTTGGTTGTGGTGCAGTTGATTCTTTTAATGGACGAGTAGCAACAGGTGCAGTAGTAGTTGTTTTAGCAGAAGTATTTATTACCTTAGATGGCGTAACAAGCCCAGCAGTATTAGTTGAAACTGGAGTGTATGAATCTTTAATTGCCATTAACTAGCCAACCCCCAGCTCTTAAGAATTTGTAATCCGACATTATCAATTGATTGACGAGCGTTCTTTGTATATGCCCAACGTGGGTCATTCTTTAATTCTGTTTCAAAATCATATAAAGATTTAGTTCCAACCTTGCCATCAGATTGTGTATAAGATAAAGCGCCGCGAACAGTTGGATCAAACAGGTCAATACCTGTATCTGGAATCTCAAGTATCTTGCTCATTGATTGAATATAAGGATCTTCAATAGTTTTTAGATCAACACCAGATTTAATGTTTTCTGCAAACTGAGGAAAAGCACTAGCAGCTGATGCGCGGATATTGTTATAGGCAGTATTTTCATCTATTTGTTCTCCAACAATTTTATTTGCATAATCTGTTGCAGCAGCATCTGAAAGGTTAATACCATTTCTACGAGCCAATTCTTTAATACCAACAAAGTATTTACCAGAAGGCCCTTCTGGAATATTGGCTTTGTTAACATCAACTAAACCACTAGCAATATTCTTTTTAATACTTTCTTCAATTTGTAATAATGGGTCTTGCTTATCAGCAGTTAAAACTTTTCTGCTTACTAAGTTGCCATCTTTGTATACTTCCTGAACAAATGATTTAGTAGCACCAGTCTTAGGATCAACGTAAGTTGTTTTTGCTTCTGCTAGATATGGGGCTAACTCACCTGGTCTAGCATCTCTGCCGTAGTATTGACGAAATAACTTATTGATATCTTCCGTGATTTTTGCATCAGTTGGAGTAGTGCTTGATTGTTCGGTGCTAGTGTAAGTTCCATTTTTCTTGGCTTTACCAACCGCAGCATTTGCTTGTAATTCAGCAAACATTGCTTGCTCATCTGCGGAAAGACCCCCAATAAGTCCGTTTAAACCAGCGCCAGGATCAATTACTCCAGCAGGTGCTGGAACAAAAGTACGACCAGTACGTTTTTGTTCTCTTGCGGATTCTGCGTCTAATTTATCAGCCACTATTTAACCGTCCTTGGTGTTAGGTATTTATCATAAATAAGGTCTTGAGCCAAGAACCTTTCGTATAAATCTTTAAAACCTTGATTTTCATTTTTCATACGATTAACTATTGTATCGTAAAGAAATCTAATATCACTGTTTGCTTTGGCGTCAATGCTTTTAACATTACGTTGTGCTAATTGATTAGCAAATTT